GCCGCCGCCCCCAACCCCGCCGCTGAGGAATAAGCACCATGCCCCGCCTGATTCGCAAAACCGCCATCCTGGTCAAAACCGAGGTCACCTACGGCGTTGACAGCGTGCCCACCGGCGCGGGCAACGCCATGCTGGTGAGCAACGCCACCTTCAATTTGGCCTACAACAACGTTGAAAGAAATTTCATCAGGCCATTTTTTGGCGGGTCCGGCCAGCTCGCCGGCACGCGCTTCGTCGAAATCAACTTCGAGATCGAGCTCGCCAACAGCGGCACCGCCGGCACCGCCCCCGCCTGGGCGCCGGTGCTGCGCGCCTGCGGCATGGCCGAAAGCGTCTTGTCCACGCCGGCCCGCGTGGAATACACGCCCGTTTCGGCCAGCTTCTCCAGCGTGACCATCTACTACCACCTGGACGGCGTGCGCCGCGTCGCCCTGGGGTGTATGGGCAACGTGGAAATCATGCTCAACGAAGGCGCCGCGCCCATGCTGCGCTTCAGCCTGGTGGGCCTGGACGGTGGCCGCACCGCCACGGCAGACCCCAGCGTCACGCTCACCGCCTTCCGCGCCCCGCAGGTGGTCAGCGATGTCAACACAGGTGACATCAACCTGGGCTGCACCTACAGCGCCGGCGCGCTGGCCGGTGGCACCACGTACCCCAGCCGCGGCCTCAGCATCAACCTGCAGAACACCGTCAGCCGCAAGGCCCTGCTGGGCGGCCAGGCCGTGCAGATCAGTGACCGCAACGTCCAGGGCAGCATGCAGCTGGACCTCACCGCCGCGCAGGAGGTGTCCTTCATGACGGACATCAACAGCAACACCAACACCACGCTGGGCTTCACGCACCAGACGGGCGCCGGCGTGGGCATCATCCTGCACGCACCCCAGGTGCAGCGTATCGACCCAAGTGACACCGAATACGAGGGCGACGTGCACATGGGCCAGAACCTGCGCTTTACTCCAACGACCGCCGGCAATGACGAGTTGCGACTCGTCTGCCTGTAACCGGGGGCGCGCGCATGGCATTCCGCCTGGTCATTTCCGACACCATCACCGTGCCCGTGGCCGGCCGCCTGCCCGATGCGGGCGGCCGCATGCTGCCCTTCGGCTTCACGCTCATCTGCAAGCGCCTGCCGGCTGACCAGCTCAAGGCCGAGGTGGAAAGCGACGAGCGCACCGTGCCCGAATTCCTCACCGGCGTGGTGCAGGACTGGACGGGCGTGCAAGACGACGCCGGCGCCGAGCTGGCCTTCCACCCCACGGCGCTGGCCGCGCTGCTCAACATCGTGGGCATGAGCGGGCTGATCTTCAAAGCCTACATCGAGGCCTGCGGCGTCAAGGGCAAGGAAAAAAACTGAGAGAGGCGGCACGTCTGCTCGCCCGTGGTCAGCTGGTCCGAGGAAAAGATGACGACGCGCCGCCCGAATCCGATGACGAAGACCCCGCCAACGCTGACGACGAAACCGCCGCGGCGCTGGCCGCCTTCGGCCTTGTGGCCGTGGATCAAGCGTCAACGCGTCGTCAGCCGCTGTTCTTCCTCTGGCCCGAGCACGAAGAAGTGCTTGGCGTCTTCGCCGCCTGCCGCACACAGTGGCGCGTGGGCTTCGACGGCCCCACGGGCCTCGACTACGCCGGCGTGGAGAGTCTCATCCGCATGCGCCGCCTGGTGCAGCGCCCCCGGGTGCCGGAAGTGCTGGCTGAGTTGCAGATCCTGGAAGACGAAACCCTTGCGGAGTGGCGCCGCCAGCGCCAGGCCAAGGAACGGAGCGCACGCTGATGGCCACCTCTGAAATCGGCATCAAGATCGGCCTGCAAGGCGCTGAGGCCGTGCAGGGCGGCCTGCAGCGCGTGGTGGGCAGCATGGGCCAGCTCGGCGGCCAGGTGGACACGGTGCGCAACGCCCTGAACACCCTGGCCCCCACCCTGGCCGGCGCCCTGAGCGTGGGCGGCATCGCGGCCTTCGTGCGCGGCACGGTCAACGCCATAGACGCCATGAACGACCTGGCCGACGCCACCGGCGCCAGCATCGAGGAAATCAGCAAGCTCGACCAGGTAGCCCGCCGCAACGGCGCCACGCTGGACCAAGTGGGCGGCATGCTGGTCAAGTTCAACAGCGCGCTGAAGGAAGCGGATGGCAAGAACGGCGCCAGCATCGCGCTGGAGGCCATCGGCCTGCAGGCCGCCAAACTGCGCCAACTGGACCCGGCAGAGGCCCTGCGCCAGACCGCTGTGGCGCTGGCCGGCTTTGCGGACGATGCCAACAAGGCGCGCATCACGCAGGAGTTGTTCGGCAAGAGCGTGCAGCAAGCGGCGCCATTTTTGAATGACTTGGCCGCCGCTGGGAAAGTAAATGCCGGGGTCACATCGCAGCAGGCGGCCGAAGCTGAGCGCTTCAGCAAGCAGATGGCGCAGTTGAGCACCAACATCACGGACGCCGCGCGTGCCCTGGTTTCAGACTTCCTGCCAGCGCTGAACGACAGCATTTCCATGATGCTGCGCTTCAGCGCCAACGGTGGCGTGCTGTCCGGTTTCTTCACGCTGCTGATGTCGCAATTCAAAGACGCACGCGTGCAGGCCACATTGGAGGAAATCGGCAGGCTGGAAGGCCGCCTGAGCAGCCCCAACGTCACCGGTTTTAACCGCTCCAGCCTGCAGAAGGAACTGCAGGACGCCCTCGACAAACTGCGCGAGCTGCAGGGCGAATCCCTCAAAGCCCGCACCGCGCTGGACGCAGCCCTGGGCCGCCCCAACGCCGGCGCCGGCCGCGGCTTCATCAACCCGCCCAACGCCGTAGGCGCCCCGTCCGTCATCGACATCGCCGGCGAACAAGCCCGCCGCAAGGCTGCGGAGGATGCTGCCGCCGCCCAGCTCAAGCAGCAAGAGGCGTACGACAAGCTGCGCGTCAGCATCGAGGAGCGCATCAGTGCCGGCCAGCTGGAGCTGGAGCAGGGCACGGCGCTCACGGAGGCGCAGCGCCTGAAAATCAAGCTCGACGGTGACCTGGCCGCCGGCCTTATCAAGTTGACAGACCCGCAGAAGGCGGTGCTGAACGGCAAGCTTTCTGACCTGGCCGCCACCGAGCGGCAACTTATCGCCGACAAGGAAGCCGCCAAGGGCGCCAAGGCCCTGGCGGATGCGCGCGTGGAAGCCCGCCGCGCCGAAGAAAAGGCCATCGCCGACTTCGATAAAGAGCAGCGCGACGCCGCAGCCGCCGCGCTGGCCAGCGTGGACACGCGCATCAAGAGCCTGCAGGCTGAGGCCGAGGCATCAGACCTCTCCCGCGCCATGAACATCAGCCTGGCTGAGGCCATCGAGCTGGTGGCCATGGAGCGGCTGAAAGAGCGCCAGGCGCAATACCAGGAGGGCAGCGAGCCCTGGTTGGCCGTGCAGCGCGAGATTGAGGCCCGCCAGAAGCTGCGCGCCCTGATTGCCGACCGCGCCGTCATCGACGCCAACCAAAAGGCCGCAGACGAAGCCGCCCGCGACTGGCAGCGCACGGCAGACCAGATCGGCCAATCCCTCTCTGACGCCCTGATGCAGGGCGGGAAGTCGGCCTGGGAATACATCAAGGGCCTTTTCCGCAGCATGGTGCTGCGGCCCGTCATCCAGGCCATCGTCAACCCCATCGCCGGGGCGTTCACCAGTGCCATGGGGTTTGCAGGCTCCGCGTCTGCTGCCACGGGCGCGGCGGGTGCGGGTGGCGGCTTCGGCTCGCTGCTGAGCGCGGGCGCCAACCTGCTCAATGGCGGGCTGGGCAGCTCGCTGGGGCTGCAACTGGTCAACAGCAGCCTGGGGCAGAGCCTGGGCCTTTCCACGCTGCAGAACATCGGCGGCAACATGATCGCCGGCCCCACGGGCCTGGGCAGCATGGTGGGCTCAGGCCTGGGCATGCTGGGCAACGGCTTCATGGGCTACGGCATCAGCAAGGCCCTGTCAGGCGGCTACAGCGCCAGCGGCGCCGTCAACACCATCGCCGGCATCGCCTCGGCCATCCCCGGCATCGGCCCCCTCGCGGGCGTGGTGGGCGGCCTGGTCAACCGCGCCTTCGGCATGAAGGCCAAGGAAATGCGCGACAGCGGCATCGTCGGCTCCCTCAGCGGCGGCGCGGCCACGGGTCAGCAGTTCCAAGACTGGTTCCAGAAGGGCGGCTGGTTCCGCCGCAACCGCAGCGGCACCAACTTCAGCGCCCTGAACGACGACACCTCCGCAGCCCTGAACGCCGGCGCTGCGAGCGTGCTGGACAGCACCCGCGCCTGGGCGCAGGCCCTGAAGCTGCCGGGCGATGCGCTCAGCAGCGTGACCACGCAGTTCAAGGTCAAGCTCACGGGCGACGCCACCAAAGACCAGGCCGAGATCCAGGCCCTGTTCTCCCGCTACGCCGCAGACCTGGCCAACACCTTCCAGGGCCAGCTTGCGCCCTTCCAGCGGGCCGGTGAAGCCATCTCTGACACCCTGCAACGCCTGGCCGGCCTGCAGAAGTTCAGCGAGGCCATCAACGAGTTCGGCGGTGTGTTCTCGCGCGTGGCCAACCTCAGCGTGGATGCGCGTGAGCAGCTGCTGGGCTTCGCCGGCGGCATGGAAGCGTTCGTGGCCAAGACGCAGAGCTTCGCCCAGAACTACTACGAAGAGGCCGAGCTGGCCGGCATCCAGGCCCGCCAGGTGCGTGACCAGCTCGCCGGCATGGGCATCAACGCCCAGATTTTCAGCCGTGCGGACTTCCGCCGCCTGGTGGAAGGCACCGATGTCAGCAACGAGCAAGGCCGGCAGCGCCTGTCGCAACTGTTGACGCTGGGCGAAGCCTTCGCGCCGGTGGGCCGCTTCCTGGAAAGCAACGGCGGCAGCCTGAACACCCTGGCCAACATGGCGCCCACCACGGGCGTGGTGCAGCAGCTTTTGGGCGGCAACAGCATGGCCGGCCTGTCCTCGCTGACAGACGCCACAACGGCCGGCACCAACGCCACGGTGAGCACGCTGGAGCGCCTGATCGCCCGCGTGGGCGAGCTGGAAACCGCGCTGGTGAAGGCGCTCGACAAGAGCGGGCGGGCCGTGGCGGATTCGGTGTATTACGACCCGAGCTACGGGTTCAACGGCTGACCCTGACATGCCCATCTCTGACGCCCAATACACCGCCTGGCTGCGCGCCGATAACCAGCGCCGCGTGGTGCTGGTGGAGGCCGAAGCCTACAGCGCGGGCGCCGTGGTCACCCGCTACATGAGCACCCACGGCTTCGTCAGCGCCCCGGCCGATTCACCCGCCAGCACCGGGTATGACGACATCGTCCTCGATGTGCCCTGGGTGCGCAGCCAGATGGCCGAGGCCTTCCGCGGCCGCAGCCTCATCGGCTATGGCGACATCGACATCGACAACAGCAGCGGCGTGCGCGACGCCTGGCTCACCGATGCGTGGGACGGCCGGCCCGTGCGCCTGTACCTGGGTGACCCCACCTGGCCCAAGAGTGACTTCCGCCTGGTCTTCAGCGGCGCCATTGACGACATCCAGGCCCGCGACAGCGCCACGCTCACCTTGCGCATGCGTGACCGTCAGCACCTGCTGACCGTGCCGGCCTGCACCACGCTCATCGGCGGCACAGACACCAACAAAGACCGCCGCCGCCCCGTGTGCTACGGCGAGTGCAAGAACGTCGCCCCCATGCTGATTGACGCCGCCGCCCGCCGCTACGCCGTGCACGATGGCCAGATCCACGCCATTGACGCGGTATACGTCAACGGCAGCGCCACCGGCGGCTACACGGCAGACCTGGCCAACGGCACCATCACGCTCACGGGCGCGCTCACCGGCACCATCACCGCCGATGTGCGCGGCAGCAAGACGGGCGGCACCTACGTCAGCACCGCGGCCGATGTGATGCAGCGCCTGGTGCTCGAGCGCACCACGCTCACCAGCGGCGACATCGACACCGCCAGTGTGTCGGCCATGAACACCGCCATCGGCGCCACCGTGGGCCTGTACGTGGACAACGACACCACCACCGTGCTGCAGGCGCTGGACACGCTGCTCACCGGCCTGGGCGGCTTCTACGCCTTCGACCGTGCCGGCAAGCTCACCGTGGGCCAGTTCAAGGCCCCCGCGGCGCCGGCCGTGCTGACGCTGGACGCGGATGACGTGGAAGAGAACAGCGTGCAGCTCGTGCGCCGCATCCTGCCCGCCAAAAGCGTGCGCCTGGGTTACGCCCGCTTCTGGAACACCAGCACGAGCGGCGCCACCACCCTCACCGAAGCCCAGCGCGAGCGCCTGCAGACGCCGTACCTCGTGGCCAAGGCCACCAACAGCGTGACGGGCCATCTGCTGGCCATTGACGAAGACCTGCAGCCCACCGCCCTGCTGGACGCCACCGCCGCCAACACCGAGGCCACGCGCCAGGCCGCCCTCTACAGCACGCTGCGCTACGTGTACCGCCTGGCCGGCTTCACCGCCGCGCAGCAGATCAAGCTGGGTGACGTGGTGGCCCTGAACCTCGGGCGCTTCGGCTTGAACAACGGCACCCTCGCCCGCGTGGTGGGCCTGCGCGAAAGCCTCACTGGCGGGCGCATTGAACTTGAGGTCTTCGTCTGATGCCCAACCTGCGCGTCATTTCATCGAACGCCGTGGACGCGGCCACGCTCACCAGCGCAGACTTTGCCGCAACGCTGCCCGTCACCAACCTGCAGGTGGAAGGCCGCGCCCGCGTGGCCCGCACCAGCAACGCCACCGGCACCAAAACCATCAACGGCAACTTCAGCGGCAGCACCCTGTGCAGCGCCCTGGTGCTGTACGGCCACAACCTCACCGGCACCGCCACCTGGCGCCTGCGCCTCTACAACGGCGTGAACCAGACCGGCACCGTGGTGTATGACTCAACCACCCTCACGCCGCTGACGGTGACGGGCTGGGGCTCTTTCCAGTGGGGCGTGGAACCCTGGGGCTCTGGCGTCTTCGCAGACTGGCAGCAGCCGTTCTACGTGCTCTGGTTCTCAGAGGTCTTCGCCCTGAGCTTCAAGCTGGAGCTGGTGGACACCCTCAACCCCGCCGGCTACCTGCAGGCCAGCCGCCTCATCATCGGCCGCTACCTCACGCCCTTCTACAACGCCGAATACGGCCTGGCGCTGACGTGGGACACCAACAGCGAGCAGCGGCGCACCCTGGGCGGCAGCGTCCGCACAGACCGCCGCGCCAGCTTCCGCCGCCTGTCCTTTGACCTGGGCCTGCTGGACGTATCCGAGCGCGCCCTCTGGCTGGACCTGGCCCGCAGCAGCGGCCTGCACCGCGAGTTGTTCATCAGCATCTACCCCCTGGCCGGCGCCGAGCTGGAGCGTGACCACAGCATGCTGGTCAAGTTCAGCCAGGCCGCGCCCAACACCCTGCCGGTGCCCAACCGGTGGGCTCAGAAATTCGAAATGATCGAGGTGTAAACCATGGCCAGCCTTGCCCCCTACAACATTACCCTCGGCGGCACTGACTACCCCGCCAAATACGCCGGCATGCTGGCGTATATCGAGCCGTTTCTGACGAACCTGGAGACGTTTTCGTTTTCGGGGGGGAATGTCGGCCTGGGGGTGACGCCAGGGACGTGGACTGCGGCGGCCAAAGCTCTTGATTTCACCTACCCGGCGTTTGGGCAGGACTCAGCTGGTTCTGCATTCATCTCGTTCAATGCCAGAGAAAGTTCTGCTGGCAATTGGGTCTACAAAACGACAGATGAAGCGGGTGTTTTTACAGCAACCACCGAAGGCGCATTCACTTGGCGGCGGGCTGCTTCCGGCACCGCAGGCAACGCGATCAGCTTCACGCAGGCGATGACGTTGGATGCGAGTGGGAACCTGCTGGTGGGGAAGACCGCTGTTGGAACTGCGGTAGGCATCCAACTTATTCCTGACGGCAGCTCGCGCAACGTCATGACTGCATCTACAAACGCGACATCAACCCTTGAAGCCTATTCAACGGGCGCGGCGGCGTTCCGTTTTTATGTTGGTATGGCCGGTACGGTTTACGCTACTAACACCACCATCACGGCAATTTCCGACCAACGCCTCAAAGAAAACGTCCGTGATCTTGACGCGGGCCTTCCCGAGATTATGGCGCTCAAGCCGCGCAGGTTTGACTGGAAACCCGGCAAGGGCAAGGACAAGAAGGGCGACCGTGGCTGGATCGCCCAAGAGTTTGAGCAAGTGTTCCCCGACATGGTGGACACATGGCAAGACCCGGCACCAGAAGGCGAGGAGCCCTACAAGGCAGTCAACGCTGACCTGATCCCGGTGTTGGTCAAAGCCATCCAAGAACAGCAAGCCCTCATCACCGACCTCCGCGCCCGCGTGGCCGCACTGGAGGCCGCATGACCACCACTCAAGTCATCCTCGCCGCCCTGCGCTCCCGCACGGTGCAGTTCTCCATCGCCCTAGCGGTGCTGTCGCTGCTGCAAGGCTTCGTCCTTCAGCTTCCGATTCCTGCATGGGGCCACGCCATCGTGGGCAGTGTCGTCGCGGTGTGCATCGTGATCTTGCGAGCCATCACCACCCAACCCTTGAGCGAGAAGTGACATGAACTGGACCATCACGCAACTCGACCGCTCACTGCCTGACGGCGTGGTCATGACGGCGCACTGGCGCCTGACCAAAGAAGCGGGGCCGGCCAGCGGCAGCGTCTACGGCACGATCAGCTTCCCAGCCAAAGACCCCGCAGAAGAAGGCTTCGTGCCCTACGACCAACTGACGCAGCCGCAAGTGCTCGAATGGGTCAAAGGCGCCATGGGCGACGAGCTGGTCGCGGCACATGAGGCCAACGTCCAGGCGCAGATTGACCGGCAACTCCAGCCCCAAACCGCCAGCGGCTTGCCCTGGCAGACGGGCGCGGCGCAGCCATGAACTTCGACACCGCCTTCGCCCTGCTGCTCGGCCACGAGGGCGACTTCTCCGACCACGCGGCAGACCTCGGCGGCAAAACCCGCTTCGGCATCACCGAAGCCGTCGCCCGCCAGGCCGGCTACACGGGCGACATGCGCGCCCTGCCGGTGGATCTGGCCAAGCGCATCTACCTGGACAGCTACTGGCGCCCCGTGCGCGCTGATGACCTGCCGCCCGGCGTGCGCTACATCGTCTTCGACGGCGCCGTCAACAGCGGCCCCGCGCAATCGGCCCTGTGGCTGCAGCGGGCGCTGGGCGTCACGGCCGATGGCGTCATTGGCCCCAAGACCCTGGCCGCCGCCTACGCCAAAGACGCGCAGCAGCTAAAAACCGCCATCCTCGCCCAGCGGCTGCGCTTCATGACCAGCCTGACCAACTGGCCCGCCTTCAGCCGAGGCTGGGCCCGCCGCATTGCAGACCTGATGGAGGCCTGACCCATGGCTGACTTCGACTGGAAAAAGGTAGTCGGCGCCGTCGCCCCCGGCCTGGCCACGGCGCTGGGCGGGCCGCTGGCCGGTGCGGCGGTGGGCGTGCTCAGCCGCGAACTGCTGGGCCGCCCTGACGCCACCCAAGACGAAGTGGCCCAGGCCGTGCAGGCCGGCGGCGTGGACGTGCTGGAGAAGATCCGCACCGCAGACCAGGCCTTCGCCACCCGCATGCGCGAGCTGGACGTGGACGTCGACAAACTCCACCAGGCCGACCGCGCCAACGCCCGCGACCGCGAAGCCAAAAGCGGCGACGTCTGGACCCCGCGCCTGCTCGCCTTCGGCATCACCGCCGGCTTCTTCGGCGTGCTGGGCTGGCTGCTGGCCCAAGGCAAACCCGCAGAAGGCGGCGACGCCCTCCTGGTCATGCTCGGCGCCCTGGGGGGCGCCTGGGCCAGCGTGGTGGCCTACTACTTCGGCAGCTCAGCAGGGTCAGCGGCGAAGACGGCGATTCTGGCCAAGGGGTAGGGCTGCGGCTGGTGGCTCACCGCATGAGCCTGGACTGTGGGGATTTCTGCCCAACTACCCCCTTCAAACGCCTGTTTTGCGCCTATTTCCCCAGGGCGCTTACCTCGTAGCGCGGGTGGCGCATAGGATTCGAAATCCGGCGTACTGGTTCTCCAGTACCGAGGGTTCGAATCCCTCCCTTTCCGCCAAAATCAACAACTTAGCGCGCTTTCTGAAGTGACGCTAAGGGGCCGAGGCAGCAGGCACTGTGGGGAAATCCTCCCAAGTCAGGCCCGCTTGCGGCCAATTTGGCCCACAGCGGCCGCCAGGGTGTCGGCATACAGGTGCGCGTAGCGCTGGGTGCTGACCGGGCTTTTGTGGCCCAGAACCTGGCCCACGGTGAACAGAGGCACGCCCGCGTTGGCCATTTCGCTGGCCGCGCTGTGGCGCAGATCGTGAAAGCGCACGTCCCCCAGCCCTACCTTGGCCGCAGCGCGGCTCCAGGCGGCCTGGACGCCGCGTTTGTGGCCCGTCAGGGGTAGGTGCTTGAGCAGGTGGCGGATGCGCGGGTGCGCGGGGATGATGCGCGGCTGGCCGTTCTTGCTGTCGGTCAGCACCAGCAGGTTGTCCTGCGCGGTCACGTGCCACAGCTCGCCCAGGCGCATGCCGGTGTAGAAGCACATGCGGATGGCGATCTGCGCCTGCCAACTGCCGCAGGCGCGGCAGGCCTTGAGCATGCCCTCGCGCGTGAGGTATACCTTGCGGGCGTTGCGCACGGCCGGCATCAGCATGCGGGCGGTGGGGTCGGTGTCTGTCAGGCCGTGGCGCTTCCAGGCCCAGCGGCAGGCGGCCTTGAGCAAGGCCAGGCGGTTCTTGATGGTGGCCGGGCCGGCGTCTGCGGCCTTGATGACCTCTTGGGCCACTGTGGGCAGATCGCTCATCGGGCGGCCCTGCCAGGCCCAGGCGATGGCGCCCAGGTGCTCAGCGGCGCTCTTGTAGCTCTTGAGCGCTGTCTTGTCGGTGAGGTAGTGCTTGACGGCCTGGTCGATCAGGGGTTCGTCGCGGGCGATGCCAGATGCAAGGCCGTACAGGCGCGCGGTTTCAGCTCGGTCGAACGTGTCAGCCTGGGCTTGACTCCAGCCTTGCGGAAGCAGTCGAGTAAGTCGGTGTCGGCGGCCCGCAATGTAGCGGTCGAACTCAAAGCGCCAGCGCTTGTCAGCTTTTGACCAGTAGATCGACATGATGCGAGGTAGCTCTCCACGTCAGCAGGGGCGAAGCGCATGGCGCCGTCGTTCGCGCCCACGCGGTAGCAGATGAGCCGCCCAGAATACGCCAGGTCGTACACGGCCCGGCGGCTGATGCCCAACTGGCGGCCCACGTCGCTTGCGGTAAGCAGCATGTCAGTGAATCCCGTGGTGCTGCTCAGTCGCCCGCACCAGCGCCAGGCCGCTGTGGGCGCGGGCCAGGGCGCGGGCTTGGTGGTCGGCCATGCGCTGCTGGCGCAGGTGCAGGGGCTCCCAGCCGTCGATGAGGGCCAGCTCGTGCTGCGCGGGCGGAAGCTGCAGGTACCGGTACCAGCCCTGGCCCTTGACCAGCTTGCGCCAGGCGGCGGGCAGTTGCGGGTCGTCCGTGGTGGTGCGCAGCGCCTCGGCCTGGCGCTGCAGCTCGGCAATCTGGTGCTCGATGTGGGTGAGGTCTTGAGTCATCACTTCGGCTCGGGCTGGGTGGTGGTGGTGGGTGGGGCGGCGTACAGCGGGCGCAGCGGGCCGTACAGCCGTTTCTCGGTGGCGGACTGGCGGTACAGGCGATGTTTCGGGTGGCCGGTGTTGTCGATCCAGGCTGCCGGTTCCATGTTCCCGCAATCTGTTTCGGGGACATCCTTCTGCGGCTGCTGCTTCGCTTCGTACAGCGGCGTCTTGATCCAGTCGCCGCGATAGCCTTTGCGATCCTGGGTCCATTCAAGGTGCCGATTGAGCGGCTCATGGGCGTCGACGTACATCCAGGCCACTGGCTTCTGGCCTGCATCCCGGCGCGGTGGGTGCGGGTACAGCGCATGTTCCCGTCTTCCTGGTTCGCTCCAATAACGCAGACCATGACAGGTGCCGTCTTCCTCGATGTCGATCCACGCCACGGGCGTGGCCTGCTCCGGCTCGCGGCGGGGTGGGTGGGTGTAAAGAGGCGCCTCATGCCACTCGTCTGAGCCTCGGAGGTGGTCCATGCGCTGCACTACCGTCGCCTGTTTCCACGGTTCCGTTTTGTGCCTATAAAGCCACGCCACCGGCTCCTGCTCCGTCTGCTCCAGCGGGGCCTCGTCGCACACTTTGTCAAGCAACTGCAGCGCAGTGATTAGCTCTTCTTTCGTCGCCTTGATGCCGGGATTGCCTCCAGCGGCCTCCCATGCCTCTTGGACGGTTATGGTTGCCCGCTCCGGCTGCTCCCGCTTCTGCTCCATCGCAGCCCACCAACCCGCGCAGTAGGCGATCTTCTCGGCCTCGGTCTGGGCTTCTGGTGGGGGCTTCTGCTGCTCCAGCGCGGCGCGGAGGGCGGTGATGGCGTCAATGGTGCTGACATACGGCTTTACCTTGTGGTGCGCGTGCCAACTGTTCTCGTACTCCAACGCCTCCAGCACCTGCTGTAGCGTGGCGCGTGGTACGGTCACTTGATCCATGCCCAGATTCCCCAAATTGCAACCGCCAGCAAGGCGACCAGGCCGACGATGGCCAGCACTACCAGCAGGCGGCCGAAAAGCTCCAGGCCGTCCTCGTTTTCGATGTTGTTCCTCATGCAAAAAGCTCCAATTGAGGCGCCACCGGCTTGGCGGCTGGCGGTGGGGTGGTGAGGGTCATGGTGGGGGCTTGGTCGTCGTCATCGAGCCACTGCACCAGGGGGCCGGCGGGCTGCATGTCGTGCTCGCCGAACCAGTGGCCGAAGCCGGGCGGGGCGTTGGACCAGTCATGCTTCACCAGGTAGCAGCGCCCGGCCAGGCCTTCGTAGTCCTTGACGATGAGCACGGTGGCGCGGCCCCAGCGTGTTTCCACGCAGTCGCCCACGGCAAAGCGCGGGGGCGGCAGGTTGTGCGGCGGGTAGTGCTCCCACCAGGGGCCTTCCTGGCCCGGGAAGGGCCACAGGGGGGTGGCGCGCGTGGTCATGCTTGCCCCTTCGCCCGTGCAATGGCGGCGCGGGCTTCATCCTCCATCGCCGCATCAACGTATTCGTCTAGACACTCCATTGCATACAGGCTCAACTCAGGCGTGATGCAGTCTGATCTGTCGGCGTCGCGGATAAACCGATACCGTTCTGCATCCACCCGAAGCCGCTCGACCTCGGCATAAAGGCGTCGCAGTTCTGATGCGACCTCTTTGTCCCACGGGTTGCTGAACTTATCCAGCGAATCAGCCATCCGCAGGGCGGTAGGTTGTGTGGTCATGCTGCAGCCCCTCACCTCAACGCATGCCGCGTAATCCCCACGATGCCGTTCGGCAAGCCCTCCGCGCCCAGGTGCTTGACGTTCGCGTCTGGCGGGGTTTCGAGGAACTTGCTGCTGTCTTGGCCGGTCACCTTGAGGTAGTCAATCTCCACCTTCGCGGTGTCCACCAGCACGCCGGCCACCTGGGCGACGGCGCGGGCGCGGTCGGGCTCCATGGGGTTGTCGCGGTCGCGCAGGGCGGCCAGGGTGTCCATCAGGTGGCTGCGCAGTTGGTCGATGTGCGGTGATGCGCTCATGGGCGGGGTTCCTTCTGGCTGTCTTGCTGGGTGATGCGGTTGACCTGGCGCGTGATGGCGCCCTTGAGCTGGATGAGCCGCGCTACCTCGGGGTGCCTGACGGTGGGCGCGTTGCGGCGGCCGTTCTCGGCCTGGCTGATGCACTCCAGCCGGTCCACGGTGATCTGCTCCAGCACGTTGCTGAACATGCCGGGCCGGAAGACGACCAGGTGCCCGGGCGGAATGGGGCCGTGCGCGGCCTCCCACATGATGCGGGCCACGGGCTTCCAGCGCCTGGCGGGCACCAGCGCGGGGTCGTCCGTCATCTTGCGCTCCAGGTACCCGTCTTTGCTCAAGCGGTGGCTGCCGATGGGCAGGTAGTTGCGCGCTTCCTCGGGCTTGCGGCCGGGCTTGAACTGTGTGGCGCGGCAGTTCGGGTGCAGGCCGGCGCTGCCGGGCACGCCCTTGTTGTGCGGCACCACGCCGGGCTTGAACTGCGTGGCCGTCATGCGCGGGTCACGCTGGCCGCGTTGAATGCGCCCGCTCAACTGGCTGGCCAGGAAGGCGGCAGACTTGTGCAGGCCCAGCAGAGTGGCCTTGGAGTAAACAGGCCCCAGCGAGCAGCCCAGCGCCTGCGCCACGAGCTGGGCGGGCATGTCCGGGTACAGCTTGCGCAGCATCTGCTCACGCTCAGGCGTCCAGCGGAAGCGGGGGGCGTTGATGTGGCGGGATTTGGTCATGGCGTCACCCGCTTGAACTCGATGACCCAGACCCAGGGGTTGGTGGACCAGGAGTTGGAGCCGTTGATGGACTCCCAAAGCTGCGCAAAGCCAGCCTTGTGCGAACCCTCCTGTGGTGCACCGCAGGCCGCCCACGGCGCTCCTTCCGCAATGGCATCCGCCTCGCTGATGTCCTGCAGGCGCTCCACGCGCACGCCGGTCACCTCCAGCGTGATGCGGCTGGCCCAGCGGGGCATGTGGATGCTGGGCTTCCAGATTCGCTTCCACTCCGGGCGGTCCTCGCTGGCACGGTAGAGCGGCTTCATATGCTGATCCATGAGCGGCCAAGCACCGAGTGTTCGTGGTGCCCAAGTCTCACGCACCCACAGCCGGTCGCCGGGTTGCCGCCAGTACGGGCAGTGCGCCTCACGAATGCCAGTGGTTGCCGGTCCGGCACTGGCCATGCGCACAACGGCGCCGCCGCTGCTGATGAATAGGTCGGGCGCGAGCGCCCGCCGCGTCTGCGTCTTGGTGCCGGCCAGAATCGCGCGCACCATCGGCGCGCTGAAGATGATCGGTCGTTCTTTCATACAGCCTCCCCCTCCAACGCCTCGGTCAGCATCTCCCTGATGCTCACCAACTGATGCCGCGTCTCCACCAGCTCCCCCAGCGTCTGGCCGTACACGCTCAGGTGCCGATCAATCGCCGCGCCCTGTTCCTCCAGCAGCGCCGCAGCGCGCACCAGGGTGGCCAGGTCTTTGGCGGTGACTTGGTGGCCGCGGTGGGCCACGATGCGCAGGCGCTGGGCCAGGGTGCTGGCGGCGGCGCGGTGGGGGGTGAGCATCAGATGGCCTCCGGTTTGACAGGTGCTGCGGGCAGTGGCATCCAGTGCGTGACCTCGCGAATTCGCCAAGGTGATTCGTCGCAAGCCCAAACCCCGCCACGTGTGGTTCGGAGCCAAGTGCTGATGTCGACCGTGCCGGTAAGCCTCACAAATCGAAAAAGCGTGGACCGATACACCAGAACCCTCTCGCCATGCCCCGGCAAAATCTGCTTGCAGTCGCGCCACTGGTGGGCTGTGGAGTGATGGCTCATACCCCCACCCCCCGCCAGGTGAACACGCTGGCCTGCGCCAGGTGCGGGGTGTGCACGGCGCCTTTCTTGCGCACGGTCCACACGGCGAACTGGCTGATGCCGAGTTCTTTTGCCAGGGCCTGCAGCGTCGCCTTGCTGGCCAGGATGTGCGCGGCCACCTCGGGCGTGACCTTGCGGCCGCGCTTGTCCCACATGGCGCGGCTGGCCTTGCGCTTGCTCAGCAGGCCCTTGACCTTGCCGCTCTTGGTCAGGTAGCGGCCGTGGGCGTGACGGTCGCCCGATTGGCAGTGGGCGGGGTTCACGCAGTCGGCCGATGTGCAGCACAGGCGCGCATACGCCACGTGCCCGGCCGGCAGATCACGCCCGCGCGCCAGCAGCAGGGCGGCGCGGCGGCCGCGCATGATGTGGCCGGGCCTGGGCAGGGCGGGGTGCGTGACGTGCACCTTGGGCACGCCGTCGCACTTGCTCAGGCGCCAGTGCCAGCAGCCGGTGTCGTCGTCCACCACGCAGCGCAGGCGCAGGTCGTCCAGATCGCGGATGCCGCCCAGATACGTTCCGTGCTTGTGGGCCATCAGGCGGGTTCCTGCTCAAGCGGTTGCACCAGGCGCGCGGCGGGCTCGGCCCCGGCCAGGGCGCGGCGCACGCGGTGCTGCACGGCTTCACCGGCCGCGAAGCGCTCGGCCTGGGTGATGCCGCTCATCAGCTCCACCCAGCCGGCGCGCAGGGCGTGCAGGGCGGCCAGCTCGGCGGCACGCGCAGCACGCACGCCGGTGGCGCGCTGACGGTCCAGGATGGCTTCGCAGGCGTCTTGCGCGGCCTGCACCAGGCCGTGCGGGTCTTGCGCCTTGCGCATGCGCACCAGCTCTTCCACCAGGTTGACCGCGTCGAAAATCTCGCGCCAGTGCGCCTGGCTGGCCTGGCCCCGGGCCACGGCGCGCACGGCGTCGTCGATGTCCAGGGCCCACTTGACCTGATCGTCCTGGCTGAGCCAGGACACGCCTTGGATGGCCACCAGGTGGGCCTCGGGATTCACCGGGCGGGGCCGGTAAGCCTTGCGCCGTGGGCGTGCTGAGCCGTGCCTGTGGGCCATCTGGCGCGCTCCCTCAGACCTTGATGCCGCCGTTGAGCACCTGCATGCCCAGCTCGGCCTCGATGGCCTTCCACACGAAGCTCAGCGCGTCTTCCAGCACCTTGTGCGGGCGCAGCAGGTCAAACCACATGGTCATCTTGCCGCCGTCCGCGATGCGGTAGCGCAAGCGGGCCTCCACGTGGTAACGGTCACCACCCTCGAACACCGCGATGCCCAGCGCGAAGGTTTCAGGCACCATCAGTCGGCCCTTGGCCGCCGTGCCCTCGATGCTTTCCTCATAGGTGATCTGGTGCTGGCCGTTGGACAGGCGCAGGCCCGATGCAAAGTTGACCTTCTTCTTGGCCTCCAGGCTGCGGCTGATCTCCAGCATGTCGGCTGCGGGCGGATCGGCCACATCGGGGAGGTTGTCCTCGATGAAGCGAGCGAAGTCTTCCTGCGTCATCTGCTTGCCGCTGGCGGCCGTCCAGGTCTGCCACTCGCGGCTGAGGGGACAGTCGAACGTGGCGCGGTCGTCACGCCAGCCCGCATCCACGGCTTGGTGGTCGTTCAGCACGGCCACAAAGCCGGGCTTGGGCGTGTGGGTGCCATACAGCCGCGTGCCTTCGGTCTTGCGGTCGGCCACGTAGGCCACGAAAGACTTCTGGTCCCGCAGCTCTACCGTGCCGGCAGTGCGCATGGGTTGGGGCAGCAGCTTTTCCAGGCTGTGCACGCTGGCGTTGGCGGGCAGCAGCACGAAGGGCGTTTCGCCGGCCAGGCGCACTTCGCCGGCCAGCATGCCGGCTTCCAGCGCGGCTTGGGTGTCGCAGTTCCCCATGTCAGGCACCCCCCGCCACGCGCTTGAGTTCGCCCGTGGCCTTGTCCACGGTGCGCAGGCCTTCAATCTGCATCTGGCGCGGGTCTTCGCGCGTCAGGTTGCCTTCGGGCGTGGCGAACAGGATGGTGGAGCCGCGCTCTTCCTTCGGCAGCTTCACGCGGATGTCGTCAAACACCTCGATCTGGCCGCCCTTGCCGGGCTTGAGTTGCAGCTCCAGCGTGAGCTTGCCGCTGCGCCCGGTGTCGGCGCACTTCTGCGTCAGCTCGTGCAGGGCCTTGGTGAGGTCTTCGCTCAAGGTGCCGAACCTCATGTGGTTCAGCGTGTCAGTAAACGGCTTCATGCCAGTAACTCCTTCAGGTTGTGCAGGTTTCAGGCCTGCGGGTGGGGGAACAGAACAGGGCGGGTCATGTCAGAAATACGTGAACCCGGTATGCGCAGCCGGGTCTGGCGCGCGCAGGCTCATCGGCTCACGCTCACCTATGCACCAGCTCGCCATGGCGCCGTCCAGCAGGCCGTGCAGGCCGGCGAAGTGCTCGCCGTGGTTGTGGATGTCCACATCGGCCTGCAGCGCCAGCACCTGGGCCTCACTGGCGTGGCTGCGAACGGCTGCGGCCTGGCGGCGGTGCAGGCGGATGACCTTGCCGCCCACCTGGTGAATCCACCCGGCCTCATTGGCGAAGCGGGTGTCGCTGATGACGATGCGGTCATGAACGGCCGTCTGATCGCCACACCTCTGCCCAAACACCGGCAGGCCCAGGCGCAGCGCCAGGTGCCGCACCCACACGTCCCGGTGAAGCTGGCGGCCCACCTCCGTGCCCAGGGTCTGCATCAACGCACGCCCACTGACGCCCAGGCCGGGGATGGGCTGCTCTTTGTGGGCTCGCTCGGTGAGCCAGCGGTGGTCGATGCCGGCTTCTTCCAGCATGAGCAGGGCCATCGAGCGGATCGGGTCTGCGAACGATGCCTGCACGAAGCCGTAACGCTCGACCAGGTACGCCGCAGCGGTGTCTTTGCCGGCGCCAGCATGGCCGGCGATGCCGATGACGATGGGGTCGGGCAGGGGGTGGATGTGGTGGGCTGGTGTCATGGGCTGGTGGTGGGTTCGGGGGTTGTGGGGCGCAGGCTTTCAAAGCGCACGACATCGCCGGCGGGCGTCGACACGTTGACGGCCTCCAGGCCGCGCACGTTCAGGGTGTTGGCCCGGGCGCAGTAGGTGACGGCCTGCCCTGTCAGGCTGATTGGCGCATCGCGCACCAGTTCCCGCCGCACCTCAGCGGCGAGGCGCTCGCCCGCTTCGCCGTGGCCACACCACAGCACGCCCGTGACGAACGGCGCACCCGGGCGCACCTGGCGCATCTGCACGGTGACCACCACCTGTGCAGGCTGACCAGCCTCGGGCCCGGTGCTCAGGCCGTGATAGGTGCCGGCGACGTGGCCGATGAGGTGGCAGCTCATATCAGCGCCACCCCAATGCAGATGACCACCGCCGCCAGCACCACGGCCAGGAACGCCTGGCCGGCCAGGCGCAAGGTGCTCTTGTCCAGCGCCTTCTCGCAGGATTGAGGGCACGGGCAAGCCACGCGGCCTTGCTGGCAAGGCCCGGTGCAGCACCGGCTAACGTGGGGCAGGATGGTCGGCTCGGTGCCGTCTTGAAAGTGGTGCTCCATGTCACGCGCTCCACCAGTGCACCAGGGCCAGCGCCAGGCCGATGCCGATGGCGCTGGCCAGAAGGACGGAGCCCACGCTGTCCATGCGGCGGCTGCCGCGCTCGATGGCGTAGGCGTTGCGCGGGTCAGCCGGGAAGGCTTCGGCCAGCGTGCGGGGGAACTTGCGGACGGTGGGGGCGCTCACAGCAGCGCCTCCCCAACGGATGCCAGGGCGCGGGCAAAGCCGGTGGTGCGCTGGTGGCGCGCGGTGTGGCGGGCGTGCTCGGCCGCGTCAGCGGCCAGGGCTGCGGCCAGGGCCGCCAGGCTGGTGTGCAGGTCCATCGCATCCTCGGCCCCCCGCAGCGCGGTTGTCTTGGGGCTTGGGTGCGGACTTTAGCAATTGCGAATGATCGTAGTCAATAGCAGACGCTAATTTTTTCGAGTGCGGATGTGCAACACGGCTGCGAAGCGACAAAAGGGGGGTGGCAATCTGCCCCGCCCCTTGGTGCATGCTTGTAACTTTTGGCCTATTGACCGGCCGGACGCGGCTTAAAAAGATACACGCGGGCTAGACCGCGTGGCTCGGCCCCGTCTTTGCTTCTGGCAAGCGCACGCGCAGCAGGCTCAAGATGGGCTCGATGTAGCTGGCATCCCCGCCAGACATGGCGCAGGCCCGCAGCAGGCCGCCCAGCCCTTCGCGGCGCTCAGGCTCGGGCACCTTGGCAAGTTCTTCGCACAGGGCCTCCAGCGCCACGCGCAGGGCCGGCCTGGGCATGTGGAAGGGCAGGGCCACTACCGCCTCGCGCGTCACAAGCCCTTCGCGGCCGTTGTCGTGGACTAGGTCCATCCAGCCTGCGGGCTTGCCTGCCGCCTGCTCAATGGCGCGGGCTGAGTCCTCGTGGATGTCCCGATGGCCGCCCTTCCATTGCGATATCTGCGCGGCACTCTTGCCCATGCGCTTTGCCAAGGCGCTAGGCCGACCCTCGAAAAGGTCCCGCAGGATCAGCAGCAGGTTCTGACGCCGAAGTTCACCGAGTTGCATCGTTGAAGGTTAGCCACTGCGAACATAGCAGGGGCTTGCGTTTTTAGTTCGCAATCGCTAAAGTCCGCCCCCATGAACCACTCGGCACTCATCGACCAGCTCGGCGGCGTTTCAGCCGTGGCCCGCATGACGGGCGTCAGCGCCCCCACGGCCCACGCCTACCGCCAGCGCGGCATCCCCGCAGAACGCTGCCCCGCCATCGAGCGCGCCACCCAGGGCGCCGTGGCCGTGGAAACCCTGCGCTCTGACGTGCAGTGGAGCCGCATCCCCGACCCCGCCTGGCCCCACCCGGCCGGCCGGCCCGTAATCGACGTGGCGCGGCCGCAGGTGGCTGCGCAGGAGGAAGCTCATGGATGAACAAGCCGAAGTGAACAAGCCCGCGCCCATCTCAGTGGACGAGGCGAACCAGATCCGCGAAGCGGTGTGCGCCGCAGTGGCCGCGGGGCAGTGCGACAGCCCCGACTGGCTTGCCGGGTCGATGATCGACGCCTTCCGGCGGATCAACGCGGCTGTGGCGTCTGAGTCAAGCCCTGCATGAGCGCCATGAGGTACTTCGCGTCTTGCTCGCCCGACTTTTCGGGTGTGGCGGCGCCCCTGGGGCCATCCAGCGTGATGGCCTTGGCCTCCAGTGCGGCCTTCACCAGGTTGTATGCCGCCTGTGCGCTGATCTTTTCCATGCCTGCCCTCCTTGGGCTCGATGCGGTTGTAGGGACTTGCATCGTAGACCAGGGCAGGGCAGGCGCCCTTTTCGGATGTGCGGGCGGAACTCAGCCTGCGCAGGAGGCTTGATGGCCACCGCCCCCGACTGCACCCTGCGCCTGACCATGGACGCGGACGCCGTCCTGGCTGAGCTGCAGCTACTTGTTGAGGCGGCTGGCCGTCTTCCCAAGCTGTGCCAGGCTCTGCTCGACCTTGGCGACCTCTCGGCGGATTTTTCCTGGGTCCAGCGCGATGTCGCCACGGCACCGGGGGCAGGCGAGGTTTGTCTTGTTCTTCAACTGCCCGAGCGTGTGCGTGAACTTGCCGCGGCAACTCGGGCAGGTGAGTTCGATGGCGTGTGAGTCCAGATTGAGCTTCATGGGCGCCCTTCCTGAGGTTGGCATGGGGGTTGGTGGAGCTTCCATCATGCCGCACCAGGCAGGGCGCCCGCCCTTCATCCGTTTCACCCGCAAACCCTCGGACGGTGGCCCCCGTGCAGTGCCAAGCCACCGACCCTTTGCGCCAGGCTGGCCGGCCGCGATGCCGGCTGCTGGCCGTGCACGCCCTGCCGTTCCTCCTGCGGCAATCCGGGCGGCCGGCTGGCGGCGCGTTTTTTCTTCCCTGAGCTTCGTCACCGACCATGCCCGCCATGGTGCGGGCCGTGGCCGGGCCGATGCTGAGCATCCTCAAGGACTCAACTGATGGCAGGCCAACGTGTCAGCACCCAGGCCGCAGGCGGCCGCGCCGCGCCCACCGGGCGCAAGGTTGTGCAGTTCGAGGCGCGGATCGGCAACCTGTACCTCACCCGCATGGGCCGCGTGTGCAAGCTGCTGCGCATCGAGCCGCCCACGGCCGATCGGCCGGATTGCCTGCTGGGCTTCGGGTACGTCGACCAAGACAACCGCGTGCTGCGCATCGGGCCCAGCATCGACGGGTTCGACATGCACGAACGCATCGCCAGCCGGCTGCTGACGAGGATCGGCCAGCCGTGAACGAACAGGACGTGGTTTCCCAGATGGTGCAGGCGGGCTTGGACATGCCCCCATCGCCGTTGAACCTGAATGGGAAGCGCGTCTACTTTGGCCCGAAGAAGAAGCAGTGGTACCGGCTGCACGAGATTCGCTCCAGGGTCAGCAACCGCGAAGTGGTGGTGGGTGACTTTGGCGACTTCAAGCACGGCGTCTACTGCAAGGTGGACATCGACTGGAAGGGCATGGCCGCTGAGGAGCGCGAGCGCCTGAAGGAACAGCGTCTGCAGCAAGAGCAGCGGCAGAAGCAAGAGCGCGCCGCCGCCGCCGCCCAGGCCGCCATGACCGCCGCCGAGCTCTGGACCAGCGCCGCACGCGAGCCCCTGGGCCCCGTGCCCTACCTGCAGCGCAAGGCGGTGCAGGCCGAGGGCTGCCGCTACCTGCGCGATGGCTCCATCGTCATCCCGCTGATCCGCTACGACCTGCCGCGTGACCAGGCGCTGAAGGCGCTGCAGGTCATCCGCCCGGATGGCACCAAGCGCTTCACCAAGGGCTTCGAGAAGCCGGGCTGCTGCCTGCGCCTGGGCCATGTGGTGGTGGGCGAGCCGCTGCTGATCTGCGAGGGCTGGGCCACGGGCCTGAGCCTGCGCATGGCCCTGGAGCGCAAGCTGCCCGTCTTCGTTGGTCTGGACGCCGGCAACCTGCTGCCCGTGGCGCAGCTGCTGCGCGGCCTGTACCCGCAAAGCCCGCTGCTGATCTGCGCTGACGACGACTGGCGCACCGAGGGCAACCCGGGGCGCCTGAAAGCGCACCAGGCCGCCAAGGCGGTGTCTGAGTGCGCCTACACCTGGCCGGTGTTTCAGCGGCATCTGCGCGGGCCGAAGGACACCGATTTCAACGACCTGGCGCTGCGCCAAGGCCTGAACGCCGTGCGACAGCAGATCCGCCAGGTGCTGCCGTTCATCGGTTCGGAAATTCTGAATGCTGCCTAAGCCTGAGAACGTCATCCGCATGAGCGAAGAACCGCCTACCCCGCCTGATGGTGGCGCCAAGCCGCCGCCCAAGGGGAAGGGGGGCACGCGGCGCAAGTCCACCATCAACCTGGGCAACTACAGCACGCTGATGTCCGGCTTCGCGCTGATCTACGGCACGAAGACGGCATGGGACGACGAGAACCACCGCATCGTGCCCGTTGACGCGCTGCGCCTGGCGATGACCAGCGACAGCGTGAAGGCCTGGCTGAACTCGCCCAACAGGCGAATGGTCATGCCCGAGCAGTTGCTGTTCGAGCCGGGGCAGGAACTGCCCGAGGGCTGCGTGCAGCTTTTCGGCGGCATGGAGGTGGAGCCGCTGAAGTGCAAGCCGGAAGACGTCAAGCCCATGCTTGCCCTGCTGCGCCACCTGTGCGGCGAGAGCGCAGACACGCCACAGGGCGTGGAGGATGTCATGCAATGGGTGCTGCGCTGGCAGGCCCTGCCGTTGCAGCAGCTGGGCACCAAGATGCAGACGGCCGTGGTGATGCACGGGCCGCAGGGCACGGGCAAGAACCTGTACTGGGACGTGTGGCGTGACCTCTTCGGGCGCTACGGCATCACGGTGGGCCAGACCGAGCTTGAAGACAAGTTCAACGGCTGGCTGAGCCAGAAGCTGGCCATCATCGGTGACGAGGTGGTGAGCCGCCAGGAGATGTACCACAACAAGAACCGGCTCAAGCTCATCGTCACGCAAGAGCAGAAGTTCCCCATCCGTGAGATTCAGCAGCCCACGCGCTGGGAGAGCAACCACGCCAATGTCGTCTTCCTGAGCAACGAGAGCCAGCCGCTGGCCCTGGAAGAGCGTGACCGAAGGTACATGGTGGTCTACACGCCGCTGGCGGCCGATGTGACGCTGTATGAGAGCGTCAAGACCTTCCTGGCCAACGATGGCGCCCGCAAGTGGCTGTGGTTCCTGCAGAACTACCCGCTGGGCGACTTCAACCGGCACACCAAGCCCATCCTGACCAAGGCCAAGAACGACCTGATCCAAAGCGGGTGGCTGCCGGCGCAGCGTTTCGCGCATGAGTGGATGCAGGGTTATCTCCCGCTCCCTCTGCGTGTGTGCTCGGCCGAGCAGATTTACCGGGCCTTCAGCCGATGGTGCAGTGTGAACGGCGAAAGGTTCCCGCCTTCGCAGGGCAAGTTCACCAGCGAGGTGCAGCGCTGGCTGAAAGAGCACCAGGGCGCCGACGAGAAGGGCCCGCGCCTGGTCTACAAGGTGGTGGCCCTGGACAACCCTGGCGGCGTGCGCAAGGCCGTGCGCTGCTGGCTTCCCAAGGGCGCAGGGCCGAAGGACGGTGCCAGTGAGGGGGCCTGGGCCGGTGAAAGCGTGCGCAGTTTCGAGAACGATCTGCGCGGTTTCCTGCGCGACATCACCAGTGGAGAGGTGCCAGATGACGCCTGAGCACCGTTCGAGCCGCGTCTGTTACGCGGGCGTTACGCGGGCGTTACGCGCTAAGTCCTTGATGTTACGCATGTTACGCCGTTACGCGGCCCTCGCGTATGCGTGTGCACATGTGCGCGCACGCCCGCATGTGTTGACGGATCAAGGCGTAACAGGCGTAACACGCGTAACAACGCGCCCTGTAGGCGTAATGCAGGCGTAACAGCCGCGTAACGCGCCCCTGTGCCCGCAGCGCATTCACCACCCATCACCAACACCATGAAAAACCAGGAAGCGATGAAAGAGGAAGAAGGGGTGAAGAAGGGCGGCCTGCGCCAGGCCATGCCTGGTGCTGCGGCTTTGGTGGACGAGCTGCGGCAGGTGTTCGGCCAGGCCTGGGTGGATGCCGCGCTGCGCGAAGGCCTGCGCCTGCAGCGTGAGCACGCCAGGCGGGCCGCAGAGCAGGGCCAGGCTGCCGCAGACCAATGGCTGGACGCCCAGCCCCTCAAGGCCCCCGCCATTCGCGTGGCTGAGGCCGGCAAGGTCGTGGGCGCCCTGGTGGGCAACAGGCCGGCACGGCTGGCTGCAAGGGGAAGAGCATGAGGATCACCCTCGAATCCAACATCGCCCAGGTGCGGGCCCAGGTGGCGCAGTTCTCCGATCGACGCTTCAAAGCGGCCATGGCCACGGCCCTGACGCGCACGGCAGTGCAGGTGCGCGCAGGCGTGCAGGCCGAGCTGCCCCGCGTGCTGGACCGGCCCACGCCGTACACCATGCGGCAGTTGCGCTACGTGGGTGCATCGGCTGACCGCCTGGCTGCAGCCGTGGGCTTCAACGTGGTGAGCGTCACTGATGAGCGCGGCGCCCGCATCGGCTTCCGTGACCTGGGCGAGGGCGAGACGCCGGCCGGCAACTACCTGCAGCCCAACATCGACGGCGGCACGCGGCGCGTGAAGCGGCTGGAGGAAGCCCTGCGCGCCCAGGGTGCGCTGCCTGACGGCTGGCTGGTGGTGCCAGGGCAGGGCGCCACCATCGACGCCTACGGCAACGTGGCGCGCAGCCAGGTGGTGCAGGTGCTGGCACAGCTTCGCATCCAGCTTCTGTCGGGCACCACGCGCAACATGAGCTTCGACGCCCGCAAGCAGATCACTGCGCAGCGCAAGGCCGGTGGCCGCTTCTTCGTGATCCCTCCCGGCAAAGGCAAGCAGCAGCCCGGCATCTACCAGCGCGAGTTCAACGGCCGCAACATCACGCCGGTCTTCATCTTCGTGCGCGGCGCCACCTACCGCCGCCGCTTCGACTTCGACTCGTTGGCCAAGCGCCTGGCCGACCAGACGCTGCCGGGCGAAGTGCAGCGGGCCGTGAACGAAAGCCTGGCGCGTCTGTCGGCCAGGTCAGGCGCATGACCAGCCACCGCCCACCCCCCCGGTTCGGGTCCTCCCTGGCACCTGCCAGCGCGGGTAATTCGGACCCCGCGTTTTCGCTAGTTGGTCCCGTGCGGACTTTGTACGCCTAGGGGTTCGCTGATGCCTGTCGGTACGGTCCAGCTCATCACCCAGGCCGAATACGCCCGGCGGCGCGGGTGCACCGAGGGCGCCGTGCGGCGCGCGGTGCGCGATGGGCGCATCAGCCTCATCAACGGCAAGATCGACCCCGTGGCCGCGGACGCGCAGTGGGCGCGCAATACGCGCGTGCGGGCGGGCAGCCGGGCCACCGACGACGTCAACCTCAGCGGCAGCGGCAGCACGGGCGGCACCGCTGGCGGTGACGATGACGACGAAGACAGCGCCACCGGCTACTGGAAGAGCCGCGCCAGGCGCGAGCGCGCCGAGGCCGAGCTGGCCGAGCTCAAGCTGGCCGAGATGCAGGGCCAGCTCGTGCGCGCCGATGACTGGGCTGCCGCCCTGGCCAAGCGCGCCGCCGCCTTCCGCGAAGGCCTGCTGCAGATCCCCGCCCGCCTGTCGGCCCAGCTTGCTGCGGAATCTGACCAGGCGCGCATCCATGCCCTGCTCGAAGACGAACTGCGCCAGGTGATGTCGCAGCTCACCGCGGCCACCTGACCCCACACGATGGGCGCCCGCGACCTCCCGCACCAGCTCGTTGACGCGCAGCAGCGCGTCGATGAAATCCTGCGCGAGTTCGCGGCCATGCCGGCGCGCATCGGCGTCTCCGATTGGTCCGAACGCTCCATCATCCTCAGCGCCAAAGACAGCGCCGAGCCCGGCCCGTACCGCGCCGCGCGCACGCCCTACGCCAGCGAGCCGATGGACTGCCTGAGCCAGCACAGCACCGTGGAAGAGGTGGTGCTGATGTGGGGCGCGCAGACCGGCAAGACCCGCATCGGCTCCAACTGGCTGGGCTACCTGGTGGACACCAACCCCGGGCCGGTGATGATCGTGCAGCCCACCATCGACATGGCCAAGCGCTACAGCCGCCAGCGCCTGGCGCCCATGATCGAGGAGAGCCCCGCGCTGCGCCGCAAGG